CGGAATCTGACTTTGAATGGTACGTTTAGAAACATACGGTGCTAATTTTGGTAGGGCTTCAGCCAAATAACTTAAATCTGTTGGCAGCGAACGAGAGAAGGTGAAAATGATCTTCTCCGGATCAATTGTAACTTTCTCGGCAAATTTCAAATAAGCAGCCATAACCTCAGCACACTCTTTCAATCCTTCTCGAAAGTACTGTTCTTTGGTATTTGTCTTAGCTTCTAAACTAATGATTTGCCACTTTCGGGCTTCCCCAGAACTATTCGACTTAAAGACTTCGTCATTGAAATCAATTGCTTTACACACCGTGTAGAATTGCTTTTTAAGAAGATCAAAATGATACTCGTTGAAATCCTTTTGTAGATCCTTTGTCACGTAGCCGGCTTTCGCATTAGGGTCTTTCAGATTGATGATCCCTAGTTGCTCCATCATCTTCTTGGCTTTATCCTCGGACAAATCTGCCCCAGTGATCAGCATATAAGCTAACTTGAATTGTTCAATCTCGTTCTGCTGATCAGATAAAACACGATCAATAGCATCACTAATCTCCTCTGCAACTTCAAAGTCACAGTAACGGTTTGTATTGTTTTTAAACTCCGTAAGATTGATAACGCCTAAAGGATTAGGAACATTACCCAGCGGTTTAAATGCTCCTTGTACCGTGCCAGGGTAATCAGTATATCGAGCATAAGTAAATATTGATTTCGGCGTGACAACCTTCATCTCTTCATAAAACTTCTTTTGATATGGATCGTATTTCTCTTTAATGTACACTGCGCCGTTTTCGTACTTTTCAGCTTTCTACGGCTCAATGTTGCTTGCTCTTAGTTCCCAACCATCATTTGTCTCAACAGGCTCCAGTAATCTGAAAGCAAGCCCTGTCGCTCCTTGAAATGTTGCAGTATCGGGGTCTAACATTCCAAACCGCATAGTACTTAATTGTCTCGTGAGTGTTTCAAATTCTTCTGGGGTAGAAGGGGCGCTGATAACATTACCCAGTAATTTGTCTCTCATTCGTTGAATGAGTGTCCTTTTCTGTTCCGAAACATCATAATCCCATTTGATTGGTATTCCAGTGAAATGGTTAACTGCTTGATCAACGACAACTGAATACATTCCAGCATGAATCTTATTGTTAACCTTAATGATTTTTGTTTTTGGTTTCTCACGACTGTCGATCTCGTTTTTCTCGCTAGTATAAGCAAGATACTTTCTTTCTCGATCATCGAAAAAGGGCTTCATATCTTCCATAAAAGCATTAGGATCAAAAAGCTCCTCTTCAATCTGAGTTGAATATTTAATTCTTAAACGTTTATATTTTTTCAATGTGATTTCTGAATAAAACAAAGACTCACCTTCTAATAAGCAATAAACTCAAAGTCATCTGCTTCAATAATCGTTTCTGCAATTCCTGTAACTGCATCCGGAGCATCATCATGAGCGTTCTTACCTTCACGTTGATAGCTAACCATAGCCTCATAAAAGTCCGGCCAACGTGTCGCCCAATCATCTGGATAGTAAACATGATTTTCCACCCAAGCGCTATTCGCCAGTATTCTAGACAGTTTATTATCCGATTGATGAAAGTCTTCAAATACTGCCCCTCGATAGCCGCGCTCTTTTGTAATTCTTTCTGAATTTCTTCTGAATCCACGCCCACCGTTATTTCCCTCAATCCGAACGTTATTTACCCGATTGCGGATAATCATATTAGCGTGAGCAATCTCGGTTGTTTCCATTGGTTCTTTAGTGTACATGACATCCAAAATATAAGCGTCATGATCAGCGGTTTCCGCAAAAACAGGGGATGCAAAGTAATCGGCACCCTTGTCAGCGGTGTCGGTGTAGTTCCATATCTTGATAATATTGTCGGGCAAAGTGTCATAAGTAAGAAACTTCTGATATAGTCTGCCTTTTTGGTCAATTGGTTCTTGCTGATAGTTGGCTTCTGCAATATCTACATTCATTTCTTGTACCACATCTAAGTACTCATCGTGGGTCATAATCTCGTTGCACAACATCGAGCCGTCTTCTTGTACTGCTTTATAACAGATCTGATGAACATTATTTTTTCGTCTCGTCAACATTTTTCCGGCTAAATCATTACTTGACCAACGTGTCATAATCAATATCTGTTTACGTGGCCGTTCCATACGTTGGGCCAACGTGTTGTTATACCATTCCCAGTGAGAATCTAAAACACGCTCGTTATAGGCTTCTTCTGCGGTTTTAATGATGTCATCAACAATTACATAATTCGCGCCAATACCAGTGGATGTTCCACCAGGAGAAGTCGCTAAATAATTCTTTTCTTCTGAACCATCTAAAGACCAGAAACCCTTTGCAGCATCTCCATATTTGATTTGCACCTCTGGAAAAATATCTTTAAAGTATTCAGCCTTAACATTTTCGTTTTCAACCATGATTCCATCACGTGTTTGTTGCGCAAATAAAGATGACAGGATTTGGTTATAAGATCCGGTAATAATTTTCGTCTTTGGATTTTGTCCAAACATCCATAAAACAAATAGCCGCGCTGTAAAAGTCTTCCCATGTCGAGGCGGCATGTTAATAACCAAAATTTTTTTGTCGATTTTATCTTCGTAAAAATCTTGTAGCGTATGACATAAATCTTTCAAATACAACCGATCATCTTTGTAAAACTCTGGATAAAGAAGCTGGCAGAATAGCCAAAAACTTTTCCTAGCTTTTCGAATGGCTAGCTCCCTTTGAACAACGGCATACTCAACACGATTAAGAGTCGTTGATTTTTTCATACCGTTTCACCAACTCTTCTAATTCTTCATCGGACATTTCCTCATATTGTTTTCGGATATCGACGCCACCAGAATGTTTGAGTTCTTGTTTGTCTGTATAGATTCCAGCAATAGTCAGAATTATTTTCCTATCCTGATGACCTTTTTCAGTCAATGCATACTTGTAAGTGGCATTAAGGACATCAGAAGCTTTTCCTTTGATCAGATCCATTGTTGTTTCGTTGACTAGATCAACAAAGCCATCTTTGCTCATGGCATCGTAATATTTTGTCCTACCGATTTTCGCCAGCGAACACAACTCTTGCACCGGTTTGCCTAAGTTATCCGGATTTATCAATACTTCTAAGAGTTTTTTCTCTGCAGCAGTGGGTTTGTATCTGTTCGCTTTCGTATCGCTTTTTTCCATCCTTAATCACCGCCTCTCTATATGTACTTGCTGATATTTTTTTGTACATGATCCTCTTTCCAAAGCCCATACCCACAATAAACTAGCTTGCAATGATCAATCTCTACTGGCGTTGCTTCTCTGGTCATTTCTACAATTGAATACTTCGCCTTCATTTGAACAGACATGACTACACGCCTATGCTGTCCTTTCATCGGCGGCGGGTATTTATTGTTTAATGACACATACCAGTAAGTTCTCATTGTTCTGATCCTTTCTAATTGAAACGCAAACGCTGTGATGGTACAATTCTATTAGGAAATCTTCTAACATAGTTTGTTTTATTTAGTGGACCACTGCGGAAACAGTGGTCTTCTTTTTTTGTGCGCAAAATAAAACAGCCTCACGAGGAGACTGCTAAACTAAGCCTTCATTCTTTAACTGCTCATATAGCTTTGTTGCTCTGTTGATTCCAATTCGCATTCTGTGTTGTAAATGAACTGGCTTTAATTTTTGTTCAACCCCGTTAAAGTCAATTGCTATCTTTCTAGCTTCACTAATTAATTCATCGTCCATAATTATTTTTCCTCCAATAATCGGCCATCGAAAATGTAGGTTTTCGGCCAAAATAAAAAGACCACTCAATGAGTGATCTAATAAAAATCGGACCAACGCCACTAAAGCTCGCTAGTCCTACAAACAATGATTTGTTTTTTCCTATTGACGTGACCGTGATCGAACCGGCGACCTCCTGATTAAAGCGCTCTACCAACTGAGCTACACGTCTAAGTCACTGGAGTGGCACTGCCCCACTCACAAGGGTTCCGTGTGGTGTCACCCACCGATCATCAGTATACTCCCTCTTCATAGACCATTCCTGCGTCTTCTACTTCCGCCACAGTGACATAAAGACAGCACAGCGAACTTTAAACGGAAATGAAGTTTGTCAACTCCATTCATCATTTATTTTTTTGTGTGCCGTCTTGTACACTATTTTTACACTACTATTCTATCACCTTTTTTCGAACAAAAAGTATCAAAAAAGTATCATTTTTTGTAAACCAGACATTGTCCGTGCTTATAAGCTTCCGCAAATTCCAGCAATGCAATGTGTCGTAGTCGTTTCACGTGAACTTCACTGAAGTGCAACTCTAAACTTATTTCATACACAGAAGCCTTTTCAGGCTCGCAATAAGTCATGGCTAGTATTTTCCGACTTCTCCAGGAAAGTGAGGCTAAAGCTCTTAGAATGGCATCTCGTTCGTTCTCAGCATACACACGCTCCAATAGACCATCTTCTGCCTTATTTATCGATACACCCAATGTTCGGGGCATATCACTTAGAAGCGGTGATTTGATATCTATAGCTACTTTGCCTGCAATACGTTCCCATTTGCGATACTGAGATAAAATTTTTCGTGCATTCATTTTAGTTTTTCTTGTATCAATTTCTGGTAATAAAGCCATCGAATTAGCCACTCCTTATGGTATAATTATCTTGTCAAATTTTTATACATAAAGAGGCGTTGGGAACTTTCCCAGCGTTTTTTTGTACGATCTTGAAACGGAAAAATGAATTTGATAAACTTTTAGTGTGAGCTGGTTTCTAATTTTTCCATATTACCCGAATTTTTCTAGTTCACAAGCCGCTGTTTTTTTACTCAGCGGCCTTTTTTTCTTACTTATCTCTGTGTAAAATAAGAATTGGGCTAGTAATTTTCTTGAAGTTTGAGACCGACAATTTTGATACTGCACTAGCCCAACGAGTTAGGTTAAATAAAAAAACAACCCACTTATTATAAGCACAACTACCTAACTCAGGGACCACTGATATAACTATTCAGTGGTCTTTTTCTATGGTATCATCTAAATGAGCTAGTTCTTTCCTTTCTAATTTTCGTTAACGTCAAAACCTATTTCATCTAGCTCGTAGACCGCTTTTTTAGTGGTCTATTTTGTCTAACGAAAACCAGGCATTATACCTTTCAAATTCATAAAACCTAGGCTTCTTAATTTATTTTTTTGTTATTTCACTTTGATTCACATAGGTGTACAATATATTTGAGCTAGAAAAATCCATAAATAATCCAAGAATACTACACTAGCTTAGGGACTGCCATATGAAAAAGCGGTCCTTTTTATGATACAATTATGAAGAGCTGATATTTTCTTTTGTTGACTACAAACAACTTTCGCAATCGGCTCATTGACCGCTAACTGACTGCCTAGCGGTCTTTTTTTATTGCGCTACTAGGTGTACAATAGTGATGAGCTGGCCCCTCCTTTTTAATCGGGTTAAAAGCATATTTCAATCAGCTCATGGCCGCTGACCAATCCCCAGCGGTCTTTTTTTGTTACAAATTATTTTGTCTAGCGGAAACTAGACGAGAGTTCTTTTCCAAGGCAGCCAGTGGTCGGCTGTCTTTTTTTATTTTTGTTTTAGGTGTAAAATACCTTTGAACTATTCTAATCAGCTACCCATAGTTCATTGACTGCCGTTTCATACCGCGGCAGTCTTTTTTACTATGGCTTCAGTTACCGAATCTTAGCAAACAGAAGTTTTCTCAAAGTCCGGCATTGGACCAAACTTCTTTTCAAACGAACCTTTGGCTTTTCTTGATTCTTCACGTACTAAGTCTATTCCGCTATACTCAATCTTTTTCGCTGCTAAACCTGCATTCTCCTTCATCAATACGAGCATTTTTTCTTTTGTATCACACATGATCATATCAAGTATCGAAATTGGTAATGATAATATCCTTGATCCCGAGTTGAGATCACTAAAAACTATCTCGATAGGATCAATCGGCACCATGACGACGGAACAATCTATACCAGCTATTTTTGCTTTGAAGCCAACTGCTCGATTCCATCCGTTTTCACATGCAAGCCACACGTAATACTCCTGTGGATCAATCACTACTTCACTCATTCTCACACCTACACTTTCTCAACTGTGCCACATTCAATCAATGTAACAATCGCATTCGCTTTATCTTCGCTATCAAATCTCATTACTTCGCCGCTTAAACCGTAGACGAGATGAGGCTGTAATTCATCGAAAAAGTCAACAAAGTACGCTGACCCATTGTCTTCTATCTTAACCACCCACTTCAGCTCTTCCTCGACCTCGTCTGGAATATGAAGTTC